TCTGTGCATAATCAAATCGTATACGTCACCACCAACGCCACAACCGTGGCATTTAAATCTGCCTTCATCAAAGTTAATACCTGCTGATGCGTGTTTATCTGGGTGGAATGGACAGCGCATTTTGCGCCAGCCACTGCCCACCGCTGGCAGTCTGGCGCCTATATGTTCTAGATAGGCAGCGATACTATGTTTGTCCATCTGCTTTCTTGAGCAGTGCTAGCCATACCTGTGCTGGCATACTGGCATACCACTGACCAACATCTCCTTTGCCTTTGCGCTTGTGTAAGACTACACCTGTCCAAGCATTGTCATTCTTCATCTCTACTTCTAACTCTGCTGTCCAGCCTGCAAGGTCCATCTTTGCGTGGTTCTTAATCTCAATGGTAACTCCTGGCACACCGCTTATATCGCCTTTGTCTAAGGTTGCTCCTGCGAGTCTGCGGTCTGCATACTTGTAACCATTGGCTTTAAGCCAAGCAACTACATCACGTTCTGCTTGGCTGCCCTTGCGTTTGGCTGCGCTACTCAATTGCTGCTCTTGCTACCTTCAATACTTCTGATTGTACTTTGTTGTAAAGATTATCGCTGTTGTATAACTCATCAACAATAATGTTCCACTCACCATCTGATACTGCTGCTCCTAAAAGAACTTCAATATCTTCACGGCTGAATGACATATCCCATATCTTAGTTTCCATACATTTGCTCCTGCATATACTTAACTTGGACATCATCTAGATACATACTGTCAGGGTTGAAGGCTAGGCTGACGTAGTTATTACCTGTCTGGTCTGCTCGTCCATATCTGTTTTTGACTGGGGCTACACAGAGATAGGTCTCATCGCCCTGCTTCATCTGACCGATAGTTAATACCATTGCTGGTATCTGATTGACAAGACCCTGAATGGCAGAGCGTGGCTGGCAGGGAAAACCCTCAAAGCCTTCCTTGGTATGGTGCAGAACTAGCACGGCTGCGTTGGTATCTCTTGCAAGATACTTAAGTTCCTTCATTGCTGCACGCATACCTTGGAATTCTTCGTGACCATCCATTGCAATATCCATTAGGTTGTCAACCACAATAAGCGTTGGACTTCTACCCCATACAGTTTCAAATGCACTGACCTCATCATCTAAATCTTTTAGAGTGGGAGTGGATTCAAAGGACCAGAACAAGTGATTGTTTAGGGTAAGAATTTCTTCTGCTTGATGTGGCTCACGCTTGAGCAACTGCTCTGCTGCTGTCTGTGTCATACGACCAGACATTGCAACAAGACGCATTGCCATAGTGTGAGCATTAGTATCTGCGCTGAAGTATAGCGTAGGTACTTTAGATTTGGCTGCTATTGCCAGTGCAACTGATGACTTACCTGCACCTGGAGTGCCAGCAACCATCGTGATTTCTGCACGGCGCAGGATAATTCCTGCTCGTTCAAATGCCGCAAAGGCGGGCGGTAATGGTTCTCCGCCCACCTCTGCTTTGCTAATGCTGCGTTTGAGTGTTCTCAATTGCATTCCTCACAATGACATTTGTCGCAGTCTGGTTCTGTACATTCGTCCCATCCTGTTTTGTTTGTCATTACTTTACTTGGTCAGCGACAAATGTGTTCCACTCTGGTGAACCAGCACGAACATACTGATTCTTGCACTTGTCAAATGCACCCTTTGGTGCTGGGCAGAAGTAACCACGATAGGTCTTACCGTCTTTACCTGTGCCTTGGATGGCAGTCATCTTTCCGTGTGGGCAGTTCTTGCCACCGAGTGATGGTGCTGCTGACCAGCCACCGTTATCGGCTGGTGTGTTATCAATGATAGATGCACCAAGTGCTTGCGCTACTTGTGCTGGTGCCATTGGCTGAACTGCTGGTGCAGATTGTCCTCTTGCTGCTGATTCAAGTTCTGTTACTGCTGACTTGATAGCATCTAGTGCTGTTGCTACTAACTGGTCTAGTTCATCTCCGTGCTCTGCACGAACTGTCACTAGTGAACCTGCTGGTGTCTTAACTGTGATACTGATTGGTGCTTCAGTGCTAGCCACTGATTGTCTCCTGTTCCTGGAATGGTGTAGCAAGACCTTTCTTGTCTCGCCACTGTCTTACCTTCATTGCAAATTGTACACCTTTCCAACCCTCTGCAATGTCTATCCAAACTAATTTGCATAGACCTGTTCCTGCTGGAAGATGAATGATGATGGCTTTGTTTTTGTTGACATCGCCCCAACTACCACGGCGACCCGTAGCAATATCATACGGGGAGCCGTTAGCATATATCGCTAACTGAATAGCAATGTTATTAGGATGGTCAATGCGACCAGTCTTAATATCTGCAATGAATCTTTCACCTTTATACTCAACAACTCTGTCTGGTGTGCCAGCAATTTTGAATTTATCTAGCACGCAGAATTGTTCTATAAAGATTTTATTAAGTTGTTCTGTTGCTTTCTGGTAGGCAACTAAGTCTGCTGCCCACTCATCTGGGATAGGTCCGAAGTCCTGTCCCAAATCTATTTTTTCTGCAAATGAATGCAGTGCTGTACCGATAGTTGCTGCACGGCTAGCGCCTGCAACTTCCATAGCATCTTCAATGTATCTATTAATAGCCATCTTATCTTCTTGTGCAGCACTGATGGCTAGTAGTAAGTCGCTGCGTACTGTTAAACCTATTGCTGCCATTCGCATCTTCCAAGCAGTTAGTGCTGCTGGGTCATCAAGACTATTGGCAATTGTTGTAGCCCGTGTATAAGCAACTGGTTTGCCACCTGCTTTGGGTACAACTAATGGACGACCGTATCGGTCTCGTTCTATTTCTACTCGCATTTGTCTGTCCTTGTCTCCTTGTTAAAAGAAACAGGCTGAGAAAGGAGACTAATCAAAACCCAGCCTGTTTCAGTAGGCAGAGTGTAGCAGATAGAAAGGCGGTTATCTGCTCACTCTGATTTGCTGTGGCATTGGCAATCACAAGGTCTCCTGAGTGCGTGGATACTGATGACCGCAGTACCTGTGCATTCACTGTGTTTGCCTACCATACACTTGCCAGTACGCAGTGCCTCACTATAGGTGTGGTCTGCTATCTTAGGCATTACTGTTGACTAGTATCTGAGATGTCAACATCCCATTCATCAAGATTACCATAACCATTGAACTCTACATTGAGTTCGCTTTCTACAATGTCACGGGCATCTTCTTCTGAGTCTGCTTCTATGTCTGTGATGACAAAGTTGATACGACCAGATACTGAGAACAATGACTTGAGTTTTTCTGAACCCATAGATTCAAGCAACTCATTTACATCCTCAACTGAACAGGTAATCTCATCGCTGCCTGTATCGTGACGCTCTTTGAAGAAGTCATATACAGATACTCGTGCTTTGTGAAAGCGGTCTAGATATTCCTGCATTTTTTTCTTGTTGTAATCATTAGATTCAATGACGTGTTTAATCATCTCATCTGTGTACTTCACTGTGGTGCCGTCTGTATTTGTATGTAAGTATTCCATTTTAGTCTCCTATACTGTTAGTAGTTCTAATGCACGCAACTTGATATTGTCGCTGGCACCAGACATCGTCCTGATGCCCAGCGATTTAGCCTTGTTCGGCTTACCGTGGTCTGCATACTCAACAACTGCTTGCCACAATCCGAACTGGGTGTCACGGATATTCTCCTGTGTTGGGCTGCTGGTAAAGATGTTCATTGCAGTATGCCGTGCAAAGTTAGCGTTGGTGCGCTGCTTCTTCTCACCCTGTGATAGTAGATGTACTGGTGTATCTTCTATTTTGCTGGGTAATGGGAAGACTTTCTTGAAGTAATCAACGGCATAACTGCGAGTAACCTCACGCTCTAGCAATACATTTGCTAGGTTGCTGTACTGCTCAATGCTGGAGTAGGTAATGTTAAGAATGTTGCGAACATCATTAACATCTAGTCTTGCATTAGAGGTGTGTCGTAGTGTATATGTGTGCTGCTTATCTCTAGCACGGAAGATTTTGTTAATTTGATTGCTGCACCATAGACGCTCAATGATAGGGCGGATAAGAACTGAACCGCTACCATCGTGTGTAGTTTTGGCTAGCAAGAATGCTGCGTGTGGGTCGCCTTTAATTTCCATCTCATTGGGTAGTTGCAATAGCATCCATACCTTTGCCCCTGCATCATACTCACCTGCTGCTGCATAGCGAGCATCGCCTGAATCAATCAGGGTATCTAGCACGGAGAATACTTCTGCGTTTTGAAATGGTTTGTATTTAGTGCCAACAATACCAAGAGGAATAACTTCTCCCGTTGGTGTTGTCTTAACAACTGCTTGTTTGTTTTTAACTGGGATGTGAATTGGTAGTCCCTGTCCAGGAATCTGGTAGGTAGTAGTCACATCGTGTAGTGATACTGTCCAGTCAAGACCTGCTTGTCTGGATACATCACTGGCTGATGTTGCTGTTACTGCAACACCTGACTTAATCCACGCCGACATATTCTTCGGCGCAACTTGTGGTCTATCCACAACTGTGGTTGTCATTGTTGTCTCCTTATAGGTACTGACTTATGGATGCATAAGTCGCTGTGTTTACAGTTTCATCTTCGCACATACGAAGAAGTCTTATTGCGCTTTCCATTTCTTCTTTTTGTTGTTCATACTGCCATTCTGCTATCTGTTCTTTACCCTCAAACTTAGGTTCTTCAGGTAATGTAAGGCTGCCAGCAGATAGATTAAAGTCTACGCTAATAGTGCCATTGTATCTAGTAGTTATATTGCAGTACTCTGCTTTATTAATTAGAGGCAAAGTAAGTTTAAGAACTTTCTTATGCCAGTCTGACTTTTGTTTTTCATAGTCAGCATCTAGTTTCTTTCCTATTTGATAATCTGTTTCTAGTTTATTAAGACTCTTTTCAAGAGCCTCAATTACTTTTAATCTAGGAACATTTACTTTTATTCCTTTACCTTGTCTTGCCATTGTTGTCTCCTTTGTTTGTTTATTGTGAGCAGTTTTAAGACTTGCTCAGGTCTGACGGATTACGCTGGTTAGACCTGCAATCTCTCCGTCTATCTACTCAGGGGACTATGCACAATAAATTATGCTGTGAACGCAGAGTAGAAACTTAGTACCAACCGTGCTTGCGCCAGTGTGCCCAAGCAACTGATGGTTTGCCATACCGATGTTCAATGTATGCCAAGCCACGAGCAATCTGCTCGGGCGCAGGCGTATTAGGTTTCATCTTTAGTAATTGTGGTATGCCATATGCTGTTGACTTAGGGTTGTCTGCAGTGTGGTCCCACGCAGATTCTTTACCCCAAAGTTTGAGCAGTGCTTTGTATTCTGAATGACCCCACGTCTCATACTGTGCTGAGATGAGAGCCTTCGCATAGGATTTGCTTAAGGACTTCGTCCAGCGTATCTCCTTCTTTGTTAAGGGCTTGTTCTCGTCCCTGTGCTGCAGCCTGTCGGCTACTGCTATTGCGTATGACTGACTGGGAAAGACTGTGCTGGATAGCGTCAATGCCCAACTGAATAGCGCTGCTAATCTGGTTTTCATTTAGTACTCCATCTGTATAGGCAATAGCCAATTGCAATGAGGTATAGCCAGGTGACTGCTGTTGAGATGTGCGGAAAGACAACTTCATTCATACTCTCCTCCTTACCAGGATGCTTGGTAATAGAACCGTAAGTTTTCTGGTAGAGATAGTACCCTATCTAGTTTCTTTACTGTATCTTTAATCTTGTTCCAATAATATTCGTCTGTATTTGTTGACCCAAAGAAGAAACCACTTGCTGTCGGCAATAGGTCAGCGTCTTTAGTATTGATAGCCTGCTTGCATAGGTTACGTAGTTCTTGCAGATGTCCTCTTGGTACGTAGTATTCTTGGCAGTCATCTTCACCATTGTTTAGGGTATCTACAAACCACTTATGAACTGCATTATTTTTGCGCCAATAGGCTACGTTTACTTCTATTGATACACCAGTTTCTTCGGCTGCGATGTCTGTCATATCAGCAGCCGCAATTATTTCTTTCCATTTTGGATTCACAACTAACTGGTCTTGTTGTTCACTGGCATCATAGTCATATACATTAATATATTTTTTGGCTTGTAAATACATATCTAGTCCCACATTAGTCTCCTTTATTTAGGTCAGTTAGTATACGGTCAAGTATTAGTCTTACCAGTTTCCACTGTTGTTCATCAGTATCCCAAGTTTTACTATAGTAATAACGAACCCAGTAGTCGGCTGTGTTTCTATAGTTTTGTACTATCTGAATAGCGGTCTGCGTATCTGGCTGATAGGTCTTCAATGGTTTCATTGAACTTGTTTACCTCCCATATGATTTCGTCTAGCCACTTGTTAATATCTTGTAGTTCTTTGAGTAGGCTCATAGGTACTTCTCAATTGTTTCGCTAGTGCTGTTAGTCTTGAGTCCGTATTCTTCTTCAAGAACTCTGGCATAGATAGCCCTGAATTCTTCTGGTCTTTTTCTGGCTAGCACTCTGAGTGCTATGCCATATGCTCTCGTTCTTTTCTCTGCTACTGTGTGTTCTTTCTTTGGCACGTTAGTCTCCTATTCTAACTTCATCTAATTGTATGTTGCAGTTGTCGCAGTAGTACTTTCTGTCATTGAGTGTTTTGAATTCACACTTAGGACATTGATATGCGTAGCCCTTCAAGTTGCCGCTATCAGTTAGTAGCCACATCTGTTGGTTCCTTTTCTTGAACTAGACCAAGAGTCTTTTGTATGCTGGCATACATTTCACCTAGTTCATCTGGGTGACGCATTGCTACTATCTCTATAGCCATTTTGTAGGCTAGTCTGCGCTTGCTTCTTACTTCATTCTCATCCAACATTAATTGTCTCCTTACAGTAGTCACAGTTGTTGCTTCCTGTATAGCAGTAACAGCAATACTGTTCTGCTGTACCTTTCCAGTCTGCTACTGGAAAGTGTTTGGCTATGTCGTCACATATATCGCAGAGTTGTTTCTTACCCATTGATTTGCCCGACATAACTCATAGCGCAGGGCTGGCAGAAGTTCTCACCACTTGGTTCCCAGTCATAGACTGGAACTACAATTGGTGTGCCGCACTTGCGACAGTCTGCTTCTTTGTATTTGCTAGTCATTGTATGTCTCCTCTCGGTCTTCTCCGAATACAGATACCCAACAGTCTGGATGCATCCCGCTGATTATCTGCTCCCGAAGGGGCACTGTCAAGGATTTGAATGCGTTTTGTACATACTCACCACGGAGATAGGTGAACAACTCGTTTTCCTCCACCATAATTGTGCCAGTCTTGTAGCAGACTGGACACCTGCGGGTTGCGAATGCTGTCATCATCGGCGTGCTGCCCTTTCTGTTTTTAATAGTCTTACT